AATGTATTACTATAAGATTATTTATATCTTGCCACCTTTAGGCTCTGGAGGAGGTTCTGGTGCAAGTGGTTCTTCAGGAACTTCTCCTAACGCCGGTCCTTCCCCTTCTTGTGGTGGAACCTCTCCATTACCCTCAGGAATAGGATTACCCATCTCATCTACTGGGGCATTTGGATCTGGAAGAATGCCTTTTTCAATCTCATCATCAATTTGCTCATCAATTTCAATAATCTCACTATCAGTTTGGCGAAGAATTTTCTTACGAACATATTCCGTAGAGAAATACTTACCAATATAAGGTTCCATCGTTGTAACAAGTGTTAAACGATTTGTAAGTAGTTCTGCTTCTTTAAGTTCTGCAAAATGATTGTCATATAAGAAATCATATTGAATATGATCACTCATTCTATTCCAATCTTCTGGAGTAACAATATTCTTCAGTAGTAATTGAGTACGAAGCATATCATTAAACATATTTGCAAAACGCTTTCTTAAACGTCCAACAAACTTAGAAAACTTAAGTTCATCTCTTAGAATTTCTGATGAACGACCCAGATTAAATCCATCACCACCCCCGGCAATTCTTGATTCTGGAACTCCTAATGCTCTATAAAGTTTTTTCTGGAAATACTCAATATCAGAAAGTTCTCCTAGATTTTGACCACCAGGAAGAGTAGTGATTTCAGTTCCTCTACCACCCTCTCTTCTTGGAAGCCAAAAATCCTCAAGCATACTCATAAACTTGCGGTCATCACGAACCTCTCCGGTGTTCGCATCGTAAACTAACTTATTACGATAACGACTCATAACCTCTTTGAGGTATTGTTCTGCCTTTACTTTTGGAAGATTACCAACGTCAATGTAGAAAATACGACGCTCTGGAGCACGAGATAATCTGTAAATGACGAGAGAATCCTCAATCATTCTTAATTGATTAAGTGCCTTAATTGCCTTGTGAAGATATGATAATACGGTACCCTTATTTCTATCTATTAATCCGGATGTGCAATATGTAATTGAATCTCTCGCTATTTTTACTGCACCTTTTGCAGAAGATCCAAGTGTTCCTGATGGATAATTTGCAGTTGGAGTGTAAATAAAATACTCTTCTATTTCTGGGTATGTAACTTGATTTACATTAAAATTGGTAAGTGCTGATAGATTTGGACCTGAATTATTATTCGTTCTTTTTTCTTGACGAACATGCTTCATCTTCATGGGATCGATATATCTTAATTCCTGAATCCCATCTTCAGGTCTTTTTGTATCGATAACTTTAAGATAAAATAATCTACCGTCAATATACCAATTTCTAAATATTTCATGGGACTTTCTATCAAAGTCCATAATTTCTTTGATATATTTAAATTCGTCTCTTATAATTTTCTTGAGTTTATCACTAGCGTTTAAATTTGACAGTTCAATTTCTACTGGAGAATCGTATAGATCACTAACGATTGCTTCATTCACAACATCTTCGATTGCACCGTCGCATTCTGGATGCAACGACATTTCACGGTATCTACGAATCAAGTCATATTCGGTTCTATAGACACCTTCAATGTCGATAGTTTGTCCATAAAATCCAGATTGAATATAATAATCAACCCCGTCCTCATTATTAGGAGGAACGGGGGAGACTATTGATTTGGATTTTTTCTCATTATCTTCAATCGAAAAACCAAAAAGTTTCGCCATTTTATAAATTTAAACTCTTAATATGTTCTATTTAGTTAATATCTTCACCGCCAGCAGCAGGTGAATTACCTTTGACTGCTTCCCACCAAAGAACCTGCATCTCTACCGTAAATTCTTGAATAGAATCTGTTTCGTATGCTAAGTTAATTGGACTAATATTTGTAGGGAACAGATCATAGAAATGATATGCTCTTAGAGTAGATCCATCACGATCTAACTGGTATACAAATGCATCTGCTTGATACAGCGCTGGATCAGTAATACCGGTATTATCGGAAACTCTATTAATCGTATTCATCCACTTTTCAAAAGCAGAACGAATCGAGAAATCGGTATCGTTGATAATCGTGATAGTCCAAGTTTCAAAAGTACGATCTCCTGCCAATTTCAAAGTTCTTCCTCTGAAAGCAACCTCTAATGGAGTTACTGTGGAAGCTGGAAGTGCGGCAGACTTGACCAAAAATCTTGACTTATCAAGAACATTGGTATCAGCTGGAGCTGCATCGGGGAAGGAAAGGACAACCTCAAAGAGGTTGCTTCTAGCACCACCACCAGACAGCTTGCTCTTGAAGTCTGTAATCTTCCTTAAAGGAGGTGGATTTAATTGATTTCTGGTTGCCATAGCTTTAAAACCTCTTGATTAATTAAAAGTTTCCGATTACTTCTTCAAAATCAACACCAGTCTTGGTGGCAATAAAGGTAAGACCAATGAAGTTAATTGATCTTGCGGGTTTAATGTAAATGTCTGCTCTGAATTCATTAGCATCAATAACTGCTGCAGTGTTGTTTGTTTCATCACAAACAACCACATAATCAAAGATACCTCTCTTTGCTTGAACATCACGCAAGAATGGTTCAATTGTATTTACGAAGTTTGTTCTTGTAATTTCATCGTTAAACTCAAACAGTACATCTTTGGCAGCACGAGAAATAGCATCCTCAAGGTAGATGAAAAGTCTACGAACATTAATACGATCAAATGCCGATGTTCTTGCTAATCCGGTCTTATCACCGAATAAAATAATACCAGATCCTGGTGAGAAGATAACTGGATTGATTCTATTGGAGTAGAGACGATCTCTTTGAGACTTATTTGGTGTGTAGGCAAGTTTAACCGCATTTAATATAGCACCTCTTGACGTACCAGCAGGAGAATACCAAGGGAAGAAATTAATATCACTACGAGCACATAGACCAGCAATATCACCGTTTAAAGGAGCATATCTATAAGTATTTGCAAATCTATCATACATATACTTATATCCAGAATCAAATACTGCATAAGATGAAGATGCAATTGGTGAGAAGAAACTAATTACATTACTTGTAATGTCTTCTGGGGTTTTGACTGTAACTCCACCCTCTACTGGATTATCTGTAAGAGCGGCACCTCTATATGGAGAAATAAATGCAATTGCATCTTTTCTTAGTTCGGCAACCGAAATAAGTTTGTTTGCTAGTTCCTGTGCGGTTTCTTTGGCATATCCAGCAGAACCCATTAGTAGGAAATCTACTTTGATATCTTCAGTATTTTCAAATAAATCATATCCATCCTTAAGTTCTGCCAACGTTGCAGTAAGAGCACCGGCAGTACTAAGATTGGTTCCGCCATCATAATTAAGACCACCTGCTAAGGTGTAAGTATTAGCACCTGCTGCGCCAAAGATTACATTCTCTGCAGGTTGGTCCCATCCATTATCAGTTGTTAAGTCAAATTGACCGGCATCAAATCCTGTTGTGGTAATTCCTGCAGGTGCTCCACCGGCAAAAATAGTAGAAGAACCCTCTGCAATATATTTTCTCCAATAAGCAGTGCTTCCTGCAGAAAACTCAGCATCAGTTGCCTTAGAAAGACCTAAGTGCTTCTCAAGAATTGTTCCGGCATTACCAGTAATAGTTCCTAAGTCGTCAATAACTACTACGTGAACTTCATCAAATCTAGATCCTCTTGGTTCTGCAAAAGATGAAGTTCCGGGAGCACCGGCAAGATTATTCCACTGAATATTAGAATTAGTTAGAGTAATGTATTGCTGACTAAACCAATCAAGTTCACCAGTATAAGCAGCACTTCCCAAAGTAACTCCAGTGCCGGACGTTACGATGCCAACATTTCCAGTTTCGGTAAAGCACCAAGTTCCATCTTGCTGATAATCAACGGATGTTTCTGTTCCAGCAGCAGATACGTGACTTAGAACTTTAACTTTTACTTCTGATTGACCAACTTCAGTGATAATACCTTTTAAATAACCGTCAAGAGAACTTCCGTTTGTAACATCAGTTTTACCCACTACAGATTGAGTTACGCCATAACCAACTTGAATCGTAGTTCCAGTTGTTGTGGATGTATAACTTCCAAAAGAAAGTTGTACATTAGTTAAAGAAATAGCATTTAAAGTTGGCTTATTGAGATAAACAGTACCAACACCAATTGAAGATACTGTTGTTCCAGAATCAATAATTCCAGTTTCTATTTTTAAAGTTTGTCCAGATAAAATACCAGTTGTTGTAATGCCAGTAACAAATGTAGTAGTGATTCCAACATCTCCATCAGATGCTGTTGCAACTCCAACAAAAGTAGTGTTTGTTACTGAAGTTGTGGATATACCACTTAAAATTTGGTCTGCTTTGGAGTCAATAATTGCTACTTTAATTCCGTTTGCCCAAGAACCAGGATTTCTTGCGGCAACAGTAACTCCAGTAATGGTATTTTCGTCATATCCAAGTTCTTCATAATTATCTAAACTCTTAATCTTTACACTACTTGCAGAACCAACAAAAGCATTTTTGGTGTTGGCGTCATCTGCTCTGACTACCTGTAGTGAACCACCATAAGAAAGATAAGAGGATGCTGTTAACCAATGCTCATAATGCTTGTCGGTCGAATATGGTTGACCAAAAGTTTTCAGTAAATCATTTTCGTTCTCCACTAAAAATGGAGAATCTACAGGTC